GCAACTGCCGCTGATATTGTTGCCGATCCTTCAGCACCAGATGCATTTGTACAAGGCATCATGGAGAACAGAGAGTGGGTCTATGTTGCTGGTCGCTGGACTGAAAGACAAATCGAAGAATCAAAAGAAAAAATTAAGAAAGTAAGTAAAAGAGACCTTGAAAAGACTAAGTTACAAATTTTTGAGAATTTTATCAATAAACTATAAATAGTCATATAAATATATCAAGCAAAACCTTATTAATTAAAAGGAGAACGCATCATGGCAGAACAAATTAAGGATCAAGAAGTTGACCTAGAAGATGAAAAGTTAGAAGAAGGTGAACTTCCACCTGCCCTCAAAGCCGCTATCGAAAAGAAAAAAGCAAAATCTAAAGATAACGGAAAAGATGATGAGGAAGAAGACAAAGACGAAGATGATGAAGATGAGAAAGAAATGAAAGAGAAAAAACACGCAAAGATGAAAGAAGATATCGATGCAATTTTCTCTGGAGAAGACCTCTCTGAAGATTTCAAAAAGAATGCACAAGCAATTTTTGAAGCCGCAGTTGCAGTCAGAGTTGAAGAAGAAGTCAAAACTCTTGAAGAGCAATTTGCACAAAAATTGGAAGAAGCACAAAGCGAATTCGCCGCCGGTTTGGTAGACAAAGTTGATGAGTATCTTGACTATGTTGTTTCTGAGTGGCAAAAAGAAAATGAAATTGCTATTCAAAACAATCTTAAGGCAGAGATTGCCGAAGATTTCATGGTAGGAATCAAGAATCTTTTTGTAGAAAACTACATTGACATTCCAGATGACAAAGTTGATCTAGTGAATGACATGGCAGAAAAACTTAGCACCGCAGAGCAAGACCTTGATAAGAAAATTCAAGAAAACTCTGATCTAGTTGCTCAGTTGAATGACTACAAAAAAGATGCGATTGTTGCCAATGTTACCGAAGGGCTAACTGAAGTACAGATTGAAAAACTTAAATCTCTTGCTGAAAACATCGAATTCATCTCTGAAGAAGATTACAAAGAGAAACTTACTCTTACAAAGAAAAAATACTTTGAATCAGTCAAAGAAGAATCAAAGCAAGAAGTACAGAAAGATGGTTTAGATTCTGATGCCTCTACTATCGAAGAATCATACAATCCAGTTATGGCAAAGTATGTTAGCAACATCTCTAAGATAGTCAAAAGATAAAAAATTATAAATAACAACAGAGTTAATCTTATACTCAAAGGAGAAAACATATGTCAGACGCATTAATCAAAAAATGGGCTCCAGTTCTTGATCATCCTGAACTAAACCCAATTAAAGACGCTCACAAGAGATCCGTTGTGGCTCAGTTGCTTGAGAACCAAGAAATTGAGAGCCGCACTGGTGAATCTGCTGGTTATCGCAATCCACAATCACTTCTTTCTGAAGCCGCTCCAACAAACAATTTTGGTGCTTCTTCTTCAGACGCTAGTACTGGTCAGATCGATATCTATGATCCAGTTTTGATCTCTCTTGTTCGCCGTTCAATGCCAAATCTTATCGCTTATGATATCTGCGGCGTTCAGCCAATGAGCGGTCCAACTGGACTTATTTTCGCAATGCGTTCACGCTTCCGTGGTCAGACTGGTACTGAAGCATTGTTTAACGAAGCCAATACCACATTCTCTGGTACCAACTCTGGTAACACAATCGGTACACTTCAGACTGGTCAGTCACCTGCTGATCTATCAAGCGGTACAGAGTACACATTCGGTGGTGGTATGACTACTGCACAAGCCGAAGCACTCGGTGATGGTACTGCTGGTAATGCCTTCAACGAAATGGCATTTAGCATTGAAAAGATTTCCGTTGTTGCTAAGAGCCGTGCGCTAAAAGCAGAATACACAATGGAACTTGCACAAGACCTTAAGGCTGTTCATGGTCTTGACGCTGAACAAGAACTTGCAAACATTCTTACAACAGAGATTCTTGCTGAAATCAACCGTGAAGTTGTTCGTACTATCAATCAAACTGCTTCTATCGGTGCCCAAGAAAATGTAGCAACCGCTGGTACATTTGACCTTGATGTTGACGCAAACGGTCGTTGGTCAGTTGAGAAATTCAAAGGCTTGATGTTCCAACTAGAGCGTGAATCTAACGCTATTGCAAAAGCAACCCGTAGAGGTAAAGGCAACATCCTCATCTGTTCATCAGATGTGGCTTCTGCTCTTCAGATGGCTGGTGTACTTGATTACACACCTGCTCTCACAAACAACCTCCAAGTTGATGACACAGGTAACACATTCGCTGGTGTTCTAAATGGTCGTATTCGTGTTTACATCGATCCATATTTCGCCGCAACATCTGGCGTTCACTACGCTACAATGGGTTACAAAGGTGCTTCAGCATTTGACGCTGGTCTTTTCTACTGCCCATATGTTCCTCTCCAAATGGTTCGTGCCGTTGGTCAGGATACATTCCAGCCAAAGATCGGTTTCAAAACTCGTTACGGTATGGTTGCTAACCCATTTGCGACTTCTGCCGCTGATGGTACAATTGCGTTTGCTAACAAGAACATCTACTATCGTAGAATCGCAATTAACAACCTCATGTAATACCAAGCCGACACAGATCGGACTTCAGAGAGGGCACTTTGGTGCCCTCTTTTTTTGCTTATAAATAGTATGAATTACAGGAGATACCATGTCCGATACTACATCAATCAATAAAAGTTTTTTATCAAACAATAAGTACGAACTCATATTTGATAGACTACCTAATACCATATTCTTTTTACAGTCTGTAAACTTGCCATCAATTACATTGAATAGTGTGGCAACACCAACACCATTTGTTCAAGTAAATACACCAGGAAATATTCTTTCATTTGAACAATTGAGTGTGACATTTATAGTTGATGAGAACATGCAAGCATGGAGAGATATCTATGCATGGATTACCGCAATGGGAAATCCAACAAGCAAAAATAAATTAGGCAACTTAACTACTGCACTTGGTAGATCAAACAGTATGGTATCTGATGCAGTACTTATTGTGAAGTCTAATTCAAACAATGTAAATCTTAAATTCTCATTTAAGAATATTTTTCCTACCGAACTTGGTAGTCTTCAATTTACCAGCACAGAAACGCAAGAGTTTCTTACCACCACTTCTACATTCTTTTATGACTATTATGCTCTAAGCACTTGACATATAAATTGTTTTGTGTTATTATGTTTTGTAATTGGATCCATATGGAGAGGTGGTATGACTTTAGATCAACTGATGGAAGAGTGGCGTAAAGACGCAACAATTGATTCAACCGAACTAGGTACAGAATCAACAAAGATTCCAGAATTACATAGTAAGTATCTCAAACATTACTTTGATGAAAGGCGTGTGCTGAAAGGCGCAGAGTTTCAATCGAAAGAACTCTTTCTACAAAAGTATGAGTACTATAATGGTAAAATGTCTGAAGAGGAACTCAATGAACTTGGTTGGGAACCTTTTCTGAAAAGACTTATGAAGCATGAGATTGATATGTACTTAGAATCTGATAAAGACATTATTCAAAAGAACATGAAGATTGTTATGCAAAAAGAGAAACTTGCATTTCTTGAAGAGGTTCTTAAGAATATTAATCAACGGAACTTTCAAATCAAGAATGCAATTGATTGGAGAAAGTTTACTCAAGGTGTCGCTTAGAATCTCAAAAGTTAATGAGGTGTATGTGAAGGTTCATTGTGAAGCAGGTGAAGCAATGGAACTGTCAGAGTACTTTACCTTCTATGTACCAGGCTACAAATTCATGCCCGCATTTCGAAACAAAGTGTGGGATGGAAAGATACGCCTGTTCGATAGACAAACACATAACATCTATGCTGGTCTATTGCATTACATTGAAAAGTTTTGCAAAGAGCGTGACTACGAACTTGATGTTGACTATGAACTACGAACTAACGAGGAATTCTCATTAGTTGAAGCAGAAGAGTTTGTAAAGAAACTCAATCTACCTTTTGAACCTAGAGATTATCAGATGAAAGCATTTGTACATGCCATACGCAATCAGCGTGGTTTGCTTTTGTCACCAACTGCATCAGGTAAGTCACTCATTGCATATCTTATTACAAGATACTTAAGATGCAAGACACTTATTATTGTACCAAC